CTAACAATATCCAACTTGGTATTTACGCTGCGGGTGCATGGGGCCGCCCTGGGACTCTCGTTATCAACACTGGAAATCTTACTACAACATCGCTTGGAGTTGTAACGGGCAGTGTTGCAAGCACGCCGCTCACAGCCGGACCTTATTGGTTTTGTGTTCAAGCAGATAATACCGTTGTGGCTGTTACTGCCTATTCATCCACCAATACTGGTGGTGCATCCACAATAGGCGACTCAGTTGCCGCTAACGTCATTGTAACTTCCTCCCCGTTCGTTGAGTTTATCTCAACAACTGGTACGTTCGGCACATGGCCTAATTTCACTAGTATATCTGCGCCAACCGCTTTCGTAAACGTAGCAGGAACTAAAGCGCCGACTATTGCCTTCCATGTAGCGTCGGTGCCATAACGATGTCGGCGTTTCAGATCACTCGCCGCAGGATTATGCAATCGGCGCTACCGGTGTTCTTCTTTCACGGTGGCGGCGGTACTGGTGTTCCAATTATTCAGATTACCGGCATCACGTTAAGTAACACTACGTTTACCGGGGGTGCCCCAACCGGAACTACAGTCGGTTCCATTGTTGTGCAGATGGCAGCCGGTGCGCCGTTTACTGGCACACTCAGTTTAACTGGAACCGATGCGGCCAGTTTTCAAATTGTTGGGACAACTCTCAAGACGAGCGGTACTGTTGCCACTGGATCGTATGCAATCAACATCGTAGCCACGATGCCCGGCGCAATCGGCTCGCCATTCACACAGCCATTCACCATCGTCGGTTCCTCTTCGGGTAACACCCAGATCAGCAGCCTTACATTAGTAAATACATCGGGCTCGACGCAGGCTGCCAATTTCATTTCAGACATTGTTGGAATGTCTTTTGCGCAAGGCGACGTTCCGGCCGGGACTTGGTTTGTAATTAAGGAACCGGGCGGTACGGTGCAGCCGCAATCGTCAACTCCCGCAGTCAATGCCAGTTATTATCCGGACGGCTCCTTATGTTGGGCCGCTTGTATGTTCCGTTCGACAGTCTCAATTGCAGGCAGTGCTTCTGTTGTCTACCAGATTTGGAACGGCGGGACGCATCCAGCGGCGGGCGCACGTACACTTGCTGAAGTCTATACAGAAGTACTCCAGATCAGCGGCGTTGGCGCAGGCGCTAACTTTGGCCTAACCGGCAACTGGAACGCTTATCTCAAAAGTGATGCCAACAATCTAGCACAGTATGTTTATTTGGATGGCGCGGCCGGAACAGTGTGGCGTGTTGAAACTGAGTTTGCAGCAACGGCAGGCGGCACACCGCACGGCCAACTTTTTTGCTACCACTACATCGCAGCGTTGACCGATTCTTTAGGTGCCCTCGGCGGCTTCCGGCACATTGCACGCATCTGCCAGCCTTGGTACAACGTCGATTCGCCAGTAAAGAATTGGCGGGCCTTTTCGTCGCTTAGCACACAACACGGTGCGGGGCCAACTACAATTCCGCTAGTGTGGCCGGCGACGCCACAGACATTCACTTCGACGGCCGCCTCAAAGAATCTCACAGCGGCCGTTACCGGAAATGTCTCACATTGGTATTCCGGCGGTGCGGGGGGCAATCTTATCCCCGGTTACGTCACTGTTGCGGGCGGGGCCGCCGATACCGCTATTAGCACTACACGCATCTATTGGGCGGCTACTCGAAACGCCACGACAACCTTCCAATTATGCAAGTCATCGAACAATGTTAGTAGCAGTTACGTCACGGCGGCGGGCGATGCGACCGGCGTAATGACCTTTAACCCCGTGCCAACTTGCCTGCACTTTGGCACGATCTATACACACAACGTCAACGCCAAATGGAATTTCTTCCAGGGCGCCGGCTCGCTAACGGCCGACCATACAACACGTTGTCAATATAACGCACCTTATCTTCACTCAACCGGCCTTATTCCGCCGTGGAATCAAGGCTTAGTCGGAGTTACTGATAACAACGCGACGTGGGCTGCATCGTACGATTGGAATCCGGTATCTATCGGTCCGATGAACGATGATGTTGGTGCAACTGGTAGCAGCGACAACCTTGGGCTTACACCAGCTTATACAGCCAGGCATTTCTTTAACCAAAGTGCAGGCGGGGAGAAAGCAGTCCGTGCAATCGGGCTTGCGGGAGCGTTCCACGGAATGCTGCGGCAGCGTGCTACGCGCCAACTTCTTAATCTACGTAATCAATCCTACACAGGAATGCCCGCCGCCGCCACTGGCGTTTATTGGGATGGCGTGAATGCCAGCACATTTACTGCGCCGCCGACCGGCAATAATGTATTTGAGTGGGTAGAGTCAACTAATTCGCACAAACCTTCCTACGCTTACTACCCTACACTTGTTTATGGTTCGCCAGAGTTTTACGATACGCTATTCGAGCAAGCTAACTTCTCTACGTCAGTGACAGTACCAAGTAATAGAAATATCACTTACCCGGTAACTAAGTACGGCATTATTCCCATTAACTCAGGGCAAGGCTGGCTGCGAACATCTTCATGGGGAACAAGAGACCGCCAGCATGCAGCGCAATTCTGCCGAGGCGCGGTGCATCCCGACGGTTCGCAGATTCTTCAATACATTCTCGACGGTGCGGACGATGACTTGGCAGTGATCGGGTTATGTAATACCGCTGCCGTCATGAATGCCTATTATGTTTCAGTCGGTAACTTTGCTGTTAATGATGGGGCCGCCGGTCGTATGACGATGGTTAACGGCTTCACATTCATGGCAAATTATTTCGATGTTGTAATGTGTATGTCTGCGACTAGTAATCGGCAGCATGCTGCTGCAATAGCTTATGTGCAAGACAGAGCTAATTTCTTGGCATATTATCTCACCACCTTCGGGGGGTATCATTTCTATACTGAATACTCTCACATGACGACGGCTCCAAGAGCGTATGGCAGTGGGTACGCAGCGCCCATCAGTAGTGACGCAGAATTTGGCGTTACCGCCGCTGGCATGTTTTCAACATTGACGTGGACAACCGGGGCGCGAGCCTTTACGGTAACTGGACTGTCTTCCGGCCTTGTTATTTCAACAGGAGATAAATGGATATTCGATCCGACCGCAGCAAATGCGGTGCCAGCTGGATTTACTGCGGATGTTCCGTACTATGCAGTTAATGTGTCAGGAAACAGTTTCGACTTGTCGGCATCGCCGGGTGGATCGGTAATTACTCCGACTAATACGACTGGATCGGGACTGCCAAGCTCGGGCAGAACTGGTATAGCAGGTCTTGGCGGGCCTTGGATTATTTGGGCAACGCCTCCAGATGCGGCATCCGGTAAATGCCCGGTTGGCACAGGCCCGGACAACTATCTCGCATGGAGCAATGCCGCGCAAAACTACTTGATCGCAGTGGGTGCCACAGGGCTAACAAATGTTTTAGCGGACTCTGCTACGCGCTTAGCAGTGAATGGAACTAGTTTCTTGGGTTTCCCAAATTGGGGTTATCAGAATACGTTCTAAGGAGTGGTTAAATGCAACCAGCCACCAAAGAATGCGATAAGTGTAGTGGAGTTGGCTTAATGCCGCGCCCGGAAGAGGAGATCCGTAAGTTGCAGAACGGCGAATTAGATCCGACTGATGTTCGGCGGCAGCAGACATGCGATAGATGTGGCGGGGGTGGGCGCATTCGACAGGATTACAAGATTCCTGCGGCTGCCGCGTTGCTGCTTTTATTCGCATCTGCCGCGTATGCTCAGCCTGTAAATATGCCGCCCGGGCCGCCCGTCACTTGCAATCAATACGTCGTTTATGATGCAGCGACGAACGGGGCGACGCAGTTAGTTGCACTCGCAACGGGCCGCCGAATTTACGTGTGCGGCTATACAATCGTATCAGGCGGGACTGTCAATGTGTCGTTGAAGTATGGAACCGGCACTGCCTGTGCGACAAACGGCGTTGCTATGTCGCCTGCATATCAGATGGTTGCACAGACTGTCGTTGCCGACACTAGTTCGTTCTCTCGCGGCTTGATGACTCCGGAATCCCAAGAACTTTGTTTGTTTACATCGGCGGGCGTGGCAGTGCAGGCAGTCGTTTATTATGGACAATACTAATGAGCTTTGTTAGTAAGTTGTTTGGCGGCGGCGGTAGTTCTTCAGCGGCTCCACCCCCGCCTCCGCCGCCACCTGCAAATCCGCCGACGTATGCGGCTGCGGCACCATCACTTCCAAGTATGAATGGGCCGTTGGCCGGCCTTGGCGCGTCCATCCTAACTTCCCCGCAAGGCGCAATGGATCAGCGCACTTCACAAAGGAAGTCTTTATTCGGACAATGATTTCATCAGGAGAACCAAAAGTAACAGTGCCCGATGCACGCACAGTCAATGCTATGGGCGAGCGAGTGGCTATTCTAGAAACCAGAATAGCTGCATTGAAAGAAGACACAACGACGATCCGGGCCGGAATGCACGGAATGAACAATGAAATGCAGAAGTTTGTAGCGGCCGAGGCGCAGTGCGTTAATAAGTTAGCTCTAATTCTAGAGGCATTAAAGGATCTACCATTGATTCTCGCTTCTATTGCGGCTTTTAATGAAATGCGGCCGGATTTGCGTTCTGTAATTGCAGATAAAGAACAACGTGCGGGTCTCTCAGCTTTCGGAAAGAAGTTTTCTATGGTTATTATCGCCGGGGCGGCATTTGTAGGAATAATCGGCGGCGTTATAGGCGCGTTGATATGGCTTACTGAACACTTGAAGCCGGTGTAAGGATTCTTCTAATGTCTGACCAACCTTCAGTAACAAATATCAATACGGCGCAACTGCCGGAAACGTGGCAGGCGTATGTGCCGCTTGCGACTGCATTAGTCCGTACCTTATTGGTAGCGGCTGGGAGCGCAGGTTTCATGTGGGCGCAAACAGTATCGGCCAGTGACATTCAGATGGGTGTCGGCATGGCGATGATAATTGCATCTGGTTGTTGGTCGTTGTGGCAAAAGATACAGGCGCAGCGGGCGCTCCGGCAGGCGGCTGCTGCGCCGATGCTTGTTCCTCCGCCTAAGTTGCCAGCATAATGGACATCATCTTAGTTGTCCTTGTTCTGCTGCTGCTGTTCGGCGGCGGCTGGGGCTACTCACAGTATGGCTACAACGGCGGCTTCGGGATCGGCGGCCTTCTTTTGGTTATTCTAGTTCTTTACCTTTTGCTAGGCCGCTGATTGTGAGCGCCGAAGCCCTCAGAACGCATTGTGACGGCCTGCTCGCGGGTATGCGTATCAAGCGTTATTCTTGGTGGTTACACTGGAGAGAATTAGCCGACTTCATTCTGCCCCGGCGCTATCGTTGGTTGGTAATTGCCAATCAGATGAATCGAGGCTCGCCGATCAATAATAACATCATTGATTCATCCGCGACACTTGCGGCTCGCGTCTTAGCCTCTGGAATGACAGCCGGCATCTCAAGTCCGACGCGGCCGTGGTTTAAACTCCAGATCGAGAATATGGAAGATGACATTGATGTAGCTATCTGGCTTGGTGAATGCAATCGCCGGATGATGCGCGTCTTCCAAGAATCTAACTTCTACCAAGCAATTGCCATAATGTATTTCGACTTGGTTGTGTTCGGGACTGCATGTATTATTGTTTACCAAGACTTCGAGAATGTTATTCATTGTTATAATCCGTGCGCGGGCGAGTACTTCTTTGATCTGAATCATAAGCTGCAAGTCAGGACGGTGGCCCGCGAACTTACAATGTCGATGAGCCAGCTTGTTGGTATGTTTGGGATCGAGAATGTAAGTCAAGATGTAAAGCAGAGTGTGGGGCCGGGCGCCCAAGCGAGCTTATCTACGCAAGAAAAACTTGTGTGTCATGTAATTGAAGCAAATAAAGACAACTTTGATCAGGTGCCGAAGCGTTTTCCTTTCCGCGAAGTGTATTGGGAACAAGGTAGTACGAATGATCGAGTGCTACGGGCGCAAGGATTTTATGAGTGGCCGTGCGTCAATCCCCGGTGGGACACGTCTGGTAATGATCCATACGGCCGCTCGCCCGGGATGGATGCACTCGGCGACACCAAACAACTTCAACAAGAAACGCGGCGCAAAGGACAAGCGATTGACAAGATGGTCAATCCGCCGATGCAAGCGGACGTTTCATTGAAGAACCAACCTGCATCTTTGCTGCCCGGCGGCGTAACGTATGTCGCAGGCCTGCTGACGGGCCGCGAAGGCATGAAGCCGATTTATCAAGTGCAGCCGCAAATCGGCGAGATGATGCAGGACATTCGGGAGATACAGAATAGGATTAAGATTACTTTCCACAATGATTTATTTACTGGCATTACTGACCTTCAAACCGTTCGCACCGCTACTGAAATTGATGCAAGGCGCGAAGAGAAGTTAGTCTTGCTTGGGCCGGTTCTTGAAAGGATCATAGGGGAGGGCTTAGGTCCGGCGATTGATCGCACTTGGGGCATTATGTGGCGGGGCGGGCTGCTACCGCCTCCCCCGGCAAAACTAGCTGGCGCACCGACTCATATTCAAGTAGACTATGTGTCCATGCTTGCTATGGCCCAACGGGGCTTGGCAACCGCCGGAATCGAAAAGCTGTGGGCCTTCGCCGGTTCTATCGCAGGAGTTAAACCTAACATTCTTAACAAGCTAGACGAATACCAAACGATGGATGTTTACGGCGAAGCACTCGGCGTCGATGCACGCTTGATCCGTTCTGATGAACAAGTAAAGGCGATGGACGAAGAGCAGGCGAAGCAGCAGGCAGAACAGCAGGCAATGCAGGCCGGGCAAGGACTTGCGCAAGGCGCCGAGACACTTTCAAATACTAATGTAGGCGGCGGGGCGAATGCACTGCAACTTATGCTGGGGCGCGGAAGTCAATGAGATCGAAACGCCGTGAGCATCTTCAGCTACTCGCCAAATTTATGTCCACCCCAGACGGGCGGTCGTATTTTTATGATTTGCTTGCATCCTGCCACATCTATACTTCATCCTTTGCATCCAATGCCTTGTCAATGGCTTTCAATGAGGGCCACCGGAATGTCGGCCTCCGACTTACCGCCGATATTATGGAATCTTCCCCTGACCTTTACTTACAGATGTTGAGAGAATCAAATGCAAACCCAGCAACAGCAGTCCGAGGTAGCGCCGACGATTCCGGCGGAAACGACGGAGACAGCAGCGGCGACGACAGAACCGGCGACGACAACGGAAGCCGCTCCGGCTACTCCGCAAGCTGATCCCTATGATTCTGCTAAACTCACACTACCAGAAGGTTTCGACAAAGAGAATGAAACTTTCAAGGCATTTGAAGGGCTTGCAAAGGAAGCGGGCCTTTCGCACAAGGCAGCCCAGACTTTGATTGACCAACACACTGCCGCGATCAAGGCGAGTACCGATGCATTATATGCGGATTGGTACAAGCAAAATGAAACGTGGCAGAAGGAAGTCAAAGCCGACGCTGAAATCGGAGGCGCAAAACTTGATGGTGTCTTGCAAACAGTTGCAAAAGTGCTAGACAACGCAGAGTTGACCGATCCGAAGTTTCGTGAGGCGCTTGAATACACGGGCGCAGGTAATCACCCGGCAGTGGCGCGAACACTTTACAGATGGGCAAAGGCCCTTTCTGAAGGTGAATCGGTCAGCGGGAATCCGCCTGCACGCGCGGCAAATGGCGCACTCTCGAATGATAGACCATCGCCGGGCCAGTCAATTTATGGTCCGACAGGTCCACACACCGGCGGTCCTAAACTCTCATAAGAGGCACTTGTAATGGCAACCTTGGGTACGACTGTCCTTACCTACGCTGATTGGGCGAAGCGTTTGGACGATGACTATAAGATTGCGACGATTGTCGAGCTTTTGTCGCAAACGAATGAGATCCTTCTAGACGAACTTGTAATGGAAGGGAATCTGCCAACAGGACATAAGACGACGGTACGAACCGGCCTACCGCAAGCAACGTGGCGCTTGCTCAATTATGGTGTGCCGCGCGCCAAGTCCACGACTGCACAGATCATCGACACCTGCGGTGATCTGGAAGTCTACGCAGAAGTGGACAAGGACATTGCCGATCTTAATGGCAATACTGCTGAGTTCCGCCTTTCCGAGACTTATGCATTCTTGGAAGGTATGAATCAGCAGGTCGCATCGACGCTGATCTATGGCAACACGGCGGTAAATCCAGAAAGGTTCATGGGATTTGCACCGCGTTATAACTCAGTGACGACTGCAACGGCCCAGACCGCTGTTAATGTCATCGACATGCTTGGCACGGCGTCTACGAATACGTCCATTTGGATCGTAACGTGGGGCGCGAATACCACGCACGGGATTTTCCCGAAAGGTAAGATGACTGGCTTGCAGCACAAAGATATGGGCGAATGGCCGGTTACGGACGGTAGCAACAATTTGTTCCAGGCTTATAGAGATCACTATAAGTGGGAGTGTGGCCTGACCGTTCGCGATTGGCGTTACAACGTCCGACTCGCTAACATCGACGTGACGTTGCTTAACAGTGCATCGGCGGCGAACATTATCAACGGACTTATTCGCGGCTTCTATCGGTTGCCGACGACTAGTCCGACGATGAGCGGCGTGCAGACTTCGGATGCGCCGAGCATTCAAGGGATGATGGGCCGGACTGTTATTTACTGCAATCGTGTCGTTCGCACTTATCTTGACCTACAGGCCATGAATAAGACGAACGTCTTGCTTACGATGGAACAGTACAACGGTCATGTCGTGACTGCATTCCGAGGCGTTCCGGTTCGCACGGTTGATGCGATCTTGAACACCGAAGCTCGTATCGTCTAAGGAGTAGACAAATGATTCTCGATGGAGCACTTCAATTCACGGGCACGGCGGGCACTGTCTCGTCCGACACTCCGACTACTGGTACTCAGCAAAGCACGAATGTGATCGACTTGCTTAATGCTCGTGACTTGGGCGTTGGCGACGATCCGGCGCTGAAGCTGCTTATCCAGATTACTGCAACCTTCACTGTTGGTACGTCAATGAACGTACTGCTTGAAGGCGCGCCGGATAACGGCAGCGGCGTGCCGGGTTCCTACGTTACTATGTGGAGTTCTGGTGTAATCGCCGAAGCAAATCTTCTAATCGGCAGGTATCTTTCTAACGTTGACTTGCCTAGAATTTTGCTGCCGACTCCACTTGCACCTTCTGCAGCAATGGTGCTGCCGCGTTTCTTGCGGCTAGAGTACGTTACTGTCGGAACGCATTCGACAGGAACGCTGTTCGGGGCGATTGTACTTGATCGCCAAGACCAAATATCCTACCCTCCTGGAATAGTCGTGGCGAATTAGTTTACCAGCAAGGTTCTGTACAATGGTTTCCGTTGATGATGTGCGTAGTCTTTTTAGGTATGATCCAAATACAGGGAATCTGTACTGGATCAAAAACCGTATCGGCTGCAATATCGGTAAACCAGCAGGTTGCTTAAGTCGTGACTATGTTGTAATCCGCATCGATGGAATATTGTATCAAAGCCACCGTCTTATATGGCTTCATCAAACAGGTGAATGGCCTGTTGAAGTGGATCATATTAACGGTAATCCGTCCGATAATCGATGGGCAAATCTGCGTGAAGTAAATCGTAGTCAACAGATGATGAATGCAGCACGAGCTACAGGTAAAACTGGAGTACGCGGTGTGACCTTCGACTGTTCACGCAATAAATACTTCGCGCAGATTAACGTTAATGGTAGACACTACAATCTTGGGCGTTTTGACAGCCTTATTGAAGCCGTCGAAGTACGCAAAAATGCAGAAAAGCGCCTGCATGGTGAATATGCTCTAGCCAATCGACAAGGAGGATGAAATGTCTGATGCTAAAGATGATGTAGCCGCAAATAAGGCGGCGGCTGCGGCGGCCGCGCCTATTAATGTAGCTGCGAATATCGCGGCCGGGAAGTCCAGTGGGCATTACCGGCTGCGTGTGGATCATGTTGATTCAGAGGGCCGCGTACTTTCCGCTGGAACGGAGGTTGGAACCGACACGCCTTATATGTGGCCGGGGCCGCCTACGAATGCAATGGAAGGACTTGACGCGGAAGGTGTTCGCCGCGTTAACGAAGTTCATATGGCTTTGTATGGCGCGAAGGCACCGTGGGATAATGTCAATCTTGCGGAACAGCAAAAGAAGGCGGAAGACCAGCGGAAGGTAGATGAAGGTTCTGCGCCTGTTAGTTTTTCTCAGGCAGCGGCGCAGGACAAAGAGTGGAAAGGGCCGAAGCCGGTTCCGCCACCGGCTGCCACTAAAGGTGGAGATGCAGGCGGCGGCCCGGGCGTAGCGAATGCATCTACTACTGTCGGAGCATCCAGATAGCACCTTTGCGCTCCCCCAAAGGTGCTAGGCCCGGTTGATTACCCCCTCAGATCAACCGGGCCACTTTTTAGGAGTTTTTTATGGCAAAGTATAGACTTAGAACCGCACATTATCTTCCAGAAGATAAACTCCTTCCGGGCGATTTAGAAAATGAACAATTCCACGGGCCGGAGCGCGGCACCATTGTCGGCGATGGCACGCCGTATCCGATTAAGTGGCCTACACTTGAGATGGTCGCCTTGGATGACGAAGCGGAAGCTATGCTTGAAAAGGAGCGTGAAAGGATTACAGCAAATAATGCTTCGATGAATCCAATCGAAGAACTCTCGCTCGATGCTTACGAAACAGAGTACGTGCCTGGATTTAACACTCGACGTAAAGAGGCGGCCGCAGATGGTGCGCCGGTAAAGAGGACTGTAAAATGAAGTGGACGGCTGGGCTACTCTGCTTTCTTCTAAGTTCGTCTGCATTCGCGCAGTCAGCGGTTATGCAGAGCGGCTCGGTCATTAAAGACGGAATCGGCAAGTTTGTCGGCGACCATTTCATTGGTACAATCGGCGGACTGACCGGGGACAATCGCGGCCAAGGTGCTGCCCCGTTTTCAATTACTGACAACCTCGGCCTTGGTTTGTGCTATAACTCTGCGTTGACCGGCGGTACATACCATTCGTTGTGCTTCGGCCACGACTCTAATTCCGCGCCCATCTTTACCATAGATGGAGTTGTTTATCCTTTCAACGGCACAGGAAGCGGAAATGTAGCTGGGCCTAATCCTACTGTGTTAAACGAGATTGCTTCATGGAATAGCACTACAGGTGCTCTGCTAAGGCAAGGTGCAGCGGCGATTACGGATATCAAAACCACCTTGTCGTCAGATGCGGCCGCATTCACTTCGCGTAATAACACAAGTCTTACATCTAGTGACATTCTTACTTATACGTTTACTGCGTCGGGATGCACACTTCCGTGTACTGCATCAACATACGATGTGGTACGCGGCGTTGCGGTGGCCCCGGCCGCCACTTCTGTAAACCTAGTGACCGGCGTGGGTTCTTATGTTGTAAGCGATGCGGTAACTACTGGTAGCTTTCCAGCTACGGTTGGCCTGTTCGCGGCTGGGGTAGCGCGGGCCAACGGAGCCAAAGTTTGGGGTGTAAATACACTGCTTACCGACACGACAACTGGCGCAATCAGTGGCGGTACTGACAAGGAATTGAATAACGAACTCGATTTCAATGTGACCTCGCCACACACCACCATAAATGGACTGCTGTTTGCTGGTGCCTCATTATCGCAGCCCGCTTCGGCTGTTGCTATTGGCCTAGTAGGTCTTGATGTTAATGTCGGCGCACATGTCGGCGATACAGCAAAATGGTCAGTATTTCTTCAAGCTAACCCTGGATCTACTAATATCTTCGCGGCCATCAGCCCAAAGGACTCTTTTGGCAATAGTGTAAAATCTCAAGACATCAATATGGGATTTTATGATACCGGCGGAACTTTCGGCAGTCTTACGTTGACTGCTAGCGAGGCGGGCGGATTAGAATTATTCACTGCTGTAGATTCGGCCAGAGCCTTGACTTTGCTTGGTCCGGGCGGGGCGGCTACAGGAGCCTCGGTCCGAATGCCCGACAAGAGTAATTTAATCATAAACAATCGTATAGTACTGTCCGGCAGTGGATCAACATTCACAGTCGGTTCCGATGCTAACTACACAATTCAGAATTATGGTAATGCTAGTGTTGCCACACTTTCGCTTTTCGGTACTAACGTAGCTGTCAATAGCAATCTTATTCTTACTAAAGCATCACCATTGCTTAACACGAGTGTTAGTCTTACTGATAGCGCCGCCGGGTTCACAGCTACTTTGACTAACGCGCCGGTGGCCGGCAATCCGACGAAGTGGATTCAAATTAACGATAACGGTACTACACGGAGTATTCCAACGTGGTGAAGTTAATTTTTATTCTGCTCTTGTTGTTCAGCCTGCCTGCTTTGGCGCAGCAGGTAGATCCGCGCTACGCCGTACAAATGGTTCAAGCACTTCAAGCACAAGTAGCTTTTCAACAGGCACTTATGAAGGCTACAGTCGAAGATGCCGAGGCACAGAAAAGCACGTTATGGGAATGGCTTATTGAAGCAAAAAAGGTTGTTAAATGACAACTGACGTTGACTTGACGAATCGGGCATTGGCGGAGATCGGCAGCCGTTCGCAGATTTCGTCGATGACAGACGGCTCGACTGAAGCACTGTACGCTAACATATTGTTCAATCCTCTGCGCGACTTCATGTTGCGCGAGGGCGATTACGACTTTGCAATGAAAGAGGCGACGGTTGTTGCTGGAGGGGCCGTTGCCTTTCCTTGGGCGTTTTCCTATAATTATCCAAATGACTGCATCAGGATTCGACAGGCGGTTCCGGCGACTACTGTTACGCTTAATCCACTTCCGGTGGAGTGGAATGTATCTGGCGGCGGCGTGATAAGAACGATAGTCACAAACACTCCGCTCATATTTATTATTTACACATATGCACCTGATATTGATTTTTGGGACTCCATCTTTACTGAAGCGTTTGTTCGTCTGCTTGGAAGTGCGTTGTCATTCGCGCTCCAGAATAGGACGGATGGAAGTAAAGAGAAGTTGGTTGAAGCCTTGCAGTTCGCCGGGATAGCTGATCTGAGGGATTCATGACAACTATTGAGACTTTAGTTAATCAGTCATTAGATTTGATTGGCTATAAGCGGCATGTAGGGAATATCTATGAAGGCTCGGCAGCGGCAAGAGTTGCGCTTAATTGCTATGCAGAGACTAGAGATGAACTACTGCACATGCTCAAGCCGGATTGGGCAACGCGGGACATTACGCTAACTTTACTTCGGCAGGCCCCGGCGCAGTACGAACCGGGAATTGATTGGGGGCCTTTGTATCCGCCGATGCCTTGGAAGTTTGAGTATGGCTTCCCTGACGACTGTGTGGTTCCGCTTCAAATTAAAGAGCAAATCTTCTTCTACCCAATCTGGAAGCCGCAAGCTAACGTCTTTCGTGTAAACTTTTCTGGTGGCATCAGAACAATTCTTTCGAATGTGGATAAAGCCGTACTGACGTACACCGCCGAAGTGCATGATCCTACATTGTGGCATGAAGATTTCACAGTCCAGTTCATCGCCGTGTTGGCTAAGAAGTTAGCGCCGAGTTTAGCTCCGCATCAGATGCAGGCACAGCAAGATGGCAACGCCAGAAATACCTGAGGATATTGTTAATCGCGCATTAGATGAATGCGGGGTTGCCGAGATCGGGGACTTGCAAGAAGGTACGACGCAGGCGAATGCGGCGCTGCGGATTTATTGGCCGACATTGAGGCAGCTTTTGAGTGGCGCGGAATGGAACTTCGCGAGGGCGGAGCAGACATTAAATTTACTTGCGTCGCTAAACGACTTGACTGTAAGTAATGTGCAACCACCGAGTCCTTGGCAGTTTATGTATGAGTGGCCGGTCGATTGTGTGCATGCTAGGTGGATTCCCAATACCAATCCGGGCGGGGTGATTGCGTATCGGTCGCCGGCCAAGTTCTTGGTTGGTTCTTTTCCGATTCCGGCGCAAGGTGCGTGGGAGGAAACGGAAGGGCATGATCCAGAACAGACGCGCTGCATCGTCACGAACGTACAACAGGCGACTCTGATTTATACAAAGCTAATGCAATATCCCAATTCGTGGGATCCACTTTTTGAACAAGCGATGGTTGCCCTGCTTGCGGCGCGGCTGGCTATGCCGTGTATTCCCGACAAGAAGTTGGCACAAGTCATTAGATCCGACAACTTAAGAATCGCTGCGGAGTGTCTCGGAGTGGCCCGGGCGCGCGATGGAAATGAAGGTTGGACGGTCAACGATCACACTCCAGATTGGATCAGAAGTAGAACGTCGTATTCAACATATTGGGACGGCTTTTCTACCGGTTGGTGTTCTGTCCCGGGCGTGGAAGATGCGGGTGGAGTGTACTAAGTGGCGCAAGACGACAGCTTAATCTCGTTAATTGCAAATTCGTTCGCGAACGGTGAGATTAGCCCGGCGCTGTACGGCCGCACTGATTTAGCTAAGGTACACCAATCTGCGATTTTTATGCGGAATTTCTTCGTTGATTATAAAGGCGGGGCATCTAGTGCGCCCGGGACACAATACATTGGAGTGGCTGGATCGGCTGGAAAGGTTCGGTTAATTCCTTTCCAGTTCTCGGCCGCTGTCGGCCAGACGTACATGCTGGTCTTTAGTGCATTGAAGCTGCGATTCATTAAAAACTCAGGCGGCGCAAGTTATCCCAATTCGTCAAATGCGGCGTTCATCGAAAGCTCGCCGGGCGTTCCTTACGAGGTAACCACACCTTATGCAGAGGTGGACTTGCCGTTCTTAAAGTATTCACAAGTTGCGGATCAACTAACGATAACGCGGCACGGCTATTCCCGCCGCGTCTTGTCGAGAATCACCGACACTAACTGGACGCTTACAGTAATCACTAATACGATGGTGGCCGCCCCGACGATTTCAGCTATAACAATTTCACCATTACCAGTAGGTTCTACTGATCCACAGAAGACAAGGTATTCGTATGTAGTCACTTGTGTTGACACGGGCGGAACGGAAAGCGCCGCGAGTGTACCTTTCGTCACGGCCGCAGGCATTGACATCGGGACAACACAAGGAACTGTCACCGTCTTCTTCACGCCTGTCGCGAACGCAGCGTTCTATAAAATCTACAAATCGCTGCCGACGCCGGGCGACAAAGTTCCGTCGATGACTGAACAGTACGGCTACGCTGGATTTAGCTACGGCACGGTGTTTGCGGATTCAAATATCATTCCTGACTTTACGCAGTCGCCGCCGAATCCGACCAATCCGTTCATAGCAAGTAAGATAATTGGGTATACAATTACAGCGAGTTCGGCGGATTGGCCGGTTGGCGGGACTACCATAACAGTAACAGACGGGACCGGAAGCGGGGCGTTTTTGATTCCGACGTTAAGTAATAACACGGCCGCTGGCGTTGGGACAATAACAGGGATTCAGATTGTTAATGGTGGAAGCCTTTACTCGGCGCCGACTTTGGCAGCGGTGGGAGGCGGCACCACATTTACAGCTACAGCTACGTTAAGTCCTGCGACCGGATTCGATCCAGATGTAGTTAGTTTGTTTCAACAGCGGCAGGCTTACGCATCAACACTTAATCAGCCTAACACAATCTTCCTAAGCCACCCCGGCCATGTCAATGACTTTAGAACATCCAATCCTGTCTCCGACAACGACGCACTAGAGTTCACAATTGCATCGCAACAAGTGAATGACATTGTGTGGATGCAATCAATGCCGGGCGGGCTGGTGATTGGAACAAATTCGGGGATTGTTCAGTTGACCGGCGGCAGCGCAAACGCGGCCAATCCCTTAGCGGTCACGCCAACATCCGCCGTCATCGTTCCGCAGTCATACTACGGGGCGGCTGACATTGATCCGATTGTGATCGACTATGACATTCTTTATGTTCAGAGCGAAGGTTCGTTGATTCGCGACTTGCAGTACAACTTCTTTGTTAACATCTATACTGGTGTGGATATAACGGTGCTTTCGTCGCATTTGTTTTATCCAAGGACGATTGTAAGTTGGGCGTACCAAGACACGCCATACAAAGTGATCTGGTCCGTTCGTGATGACGGAGTTCTGCTCTGCTGCACTTATCTGAAAGCCCAAGAAGTAATTGGTTGGACACATAGAGATACAATCGGCATCTTTGAAGATGTCGCGGTTGTGCGTGAGGGTTCTACAGATGCGGTCTACTTAGTTGTCAACCGTCTAGGAACGCGGCGGATCGAACGTCTATGTGATCGTATTTATGACCAAGTAGATGACGCTTGGTGTTTTGATTCTGCGTTATCGACAGTGCCGACTTTTCCGGCGGCGACGATTATTATAACAAATACAGGCCCGACGACCGTACAAGTGGATTCCAACGTACCAATCTTTAACTCAGGATCTGTGGGTAAGACACTAAGAGCTTCTAAAGGACGAGCGACAATTACGTCCTTTATCAACACACAGCGCGTCTTAGGAACTATCGTATATCCATTCCCTGTGATTAACTTGAATATACCAGCGAATCAGTGGCGGCTTGATGCGAATGTAAGTGTAGTCTCGGGTTTAACGCATTTGAACGGCCTTGCTGTTTACGCATTGGTTGATGGAGAAGTGCAAGGCCCGTTTGTGCCTTCGGCGGGTTCTATAACGCTTCTCTCTCCGGGGTCGCAAGTTGTTGTTGGACAGCCGTTTATGCCGCAGCTTCAGACAACTTACTTGGATGTGGGCGGCGAAACGACAATGCAGGGGAAGCGGAAGAAGGTAGCGGCGGCCTCCGTGCGTGTGAAGGATTCGCAGGGTGTAATGATTGGTACTTCGTTTAATACTCTGAAGCCGTGGCGCACGGGCCTGTCGAATACAGACGAGGCAGAGGTACTTCCTTATAACGGTAGCGGGCTTGTAACAGGCGACATGCGTTTGTGGATGGATCCAAGTTATAATGTGATTGGCCAAGTTTGTATTGAGGGCACGCCGGGCTTGCCTATTTCTGTCCTAGCTGTTATACCAGAAGTGGCAATGGGTGATAAATGAACGTAGAGATTGTTCCGGCACAATTAGAACATGCGATGGACTTGGTTGCTAACTTGCGCGACCGCGAGCGCCAGAGCTATGAAGTATTTACAAAAGATTCAATCGAACATGCGGTCGCGCAGTACGTCGCACGCAGCTTTCATTCATATGCTGGAATAATCGATGGCCGTATTGTTGCCATCTGGGGCGCCGAGACAGCCTCGACGTTCTCCGATTCATGCTGGCTGTGGATGATCTGCGGCGAGTCAATTGACTATTATCCAATTACATTCATTCGGCATTCTAAAGACGGAATTGAGTTGTTGAAAAGCTGCTTTCGGCGGATCGAAGGGGTTGTATTTAATGATTTTGATCAGAGCAAGAAGTGGCTGAAATGGCTTGGCTTTAAAATTATTGAATCTAATGAACAGATTTGCAGATTTGAATGGAATCGGTAGATGGCTGATCCTATTAGCATTCTCGGCTTAGCGGGTTCGGCGATTGGCGGCATCACAGGTGCAATCGGCGCGAGTAATACTGCCTCGGCAACGGCGGCCTCGGCGCGATATCAGGCACAGGTGGCGCGAAACAATCAGATCACGGCGCAGAATAATGCGAGTTACGCGGCGCAGGCCGGGGCGGTTGCGGCGCAGCGTAATGACATGAAGAATAAGCAGATACTCGGCGGTATCGAAGCGGCGCAGGGGGCGAGTGGAATTGATGTTGGAAGCTCCACGTCTGACGAAGTAAGGAAGAGCGCACAACAAGTCGGCCGACTCGACACACAGACGATTATGCAGAATGCTATGCTTCAAGAACGGAGCTACGAAAGTCAAGCCTCCAACTATGGCGCCCAAGCTGGACTTGACACAATGAAGGCAAAGGATGCAAGCTCAGCAGGCACACTTGGTGTCTTCACTTCGCTGTTGGGCGGCGCGTCTTCATTTGCAGACAAGTGGATGCGGTACAAAAACGTAGGCGTTCAAGGCTACGGGAGTGCGCTGTAATGCCAACTTTACCGGCAGCGGGCTATCCATACCAACAGGTGCCTAGTGAGACGCCACAAATTCAGGTGCCCAATGCATATCAAGATATTCAGTCGCCGCCAGAAGCATTCGGAGCAGGCAGCGGACGGGCATTGGAAGGTCTCGGGACTGGATTTGAGCAAGCGGGAAATCGGCTAGCCACGCAAGCTATTGCACGTCAGGAGCTTTACAACAAAGTTGCTACGGACGACCAAGTAAATAAATTCGAAGCAGAAATGCAGAATGTGCTGCATGGCGATCCGTCAAAGCCGGGCAACGTTGGTTTTTTCGGGAAGCATGGTGAAGAGGCAATGCGGGCCTTCCCACAAGTACATGCTGATCTAAATGCTCTCCGCGAAAAGTACAAAGGTGGGCTCGAATCGCCGATTACACAGCATATGTTTGACAACGATACACGACGAACTGTCAATTACATGCTTGGGCAGGTTGGCGCGCATTATGACTCAGAGACAAAACAATATCAGGTAAATACTGCTAAGGCGAAAGGTATGCTTGGGGAACAAAGCCAAGCATCGGCGGCTGCTAATTTAGATTATCCAGGTTTTATACTTGGCTTGGAAAAACGGCTAAAAGCATCCGATGATGAGATAGATGCAAAGCCCGGCGGCGGTGGGGAAGAACAGAAGTTGGCCGGCCATGCGCGCATTCGCGCAGATTCTGTAAAGCAGTGGACAGATAGTTTAGCAGTTAAGAATCCGGTTGCGGCCTTGGAATTTCTGCATCAGAATAGTGATGCTGTGGATAAGTTGGAGTATCCGCAGTTGGAGGCGCAGCTTAGAGCACGCGCCGGTACTATGCAGGCAATGATTGACACAGGTAAGATGCCTGCACCGCCGGGCTGGACAGGACAAAAGATTAGTGCGACGGCTATTGATGTGCCACAGCAGTTTAAAGGAATTATCGCGTCGGCGGCACAGCAGAATGGGGTGCCGGAAGGGCTTTTGACTAGAGTTCTTCATGCCGAGAATGGGTTTAAAACGGAGGGAGTTTCATTAAAAGGTGCGCGGGGCATAGCTCAGTTTATGCCTGACACGGCGGCCGAGCGTGGAATTAACCCCGATGATCCAAACTCGGCGATTCCTGGCGCAGCTAAGTATTTGAAGGAACTCCATGATAAGACCGGATCTTGGGCCGGCGCGTTGCAAGGCTACCTTGGCGGCGATCCTAACAAAAGTAAAAGCTATAATGATTCCGGTGCGATTCAGTTGGCGCATCAGTTGGATTCGGGAAGTTCTGTTATTGAATTGCAAGGCGGGGCCACACGGAATTTGCCGGTGGCGGAACAGACTAAAGCGTGGTTGAATGCTGGTGCAGTGGCGGCTGGCGATGTTTCAGTTGAAGTGTTCTCGGGCGGACAGCCGTCGTCGGGAACGAATCGTGTTGGATCGCATCGACACGATCATGGCGGTGCCGCCGATGTTCAATTAAGAGATAACAAAACTGGCCAACTTTTGGATATGAGAAAGCCTGAAGACCAAGCGCGGATGCAAGCATTCATTACTGGCGCGGCCGCTGCGGGTGCAACTGGCATCGGAGCGCATCCGGATTACATGGGGCCAAACGGCATTCATGTTGGGGGCGGGCCGGCCGCCGTGTGGGGATCGGATTTAACCGCCGCAACCGCGCCAGAGTGGGTTAGGGTTGGTTTTACCGCTGGAAAAACTTCGGGAAAAGGCCAGGTAATTAGTGGTGTAACACCAATTCCACCGCCGCCTGGAGATGCGCAGTTACCAGATTCAGTAATTCCTGGTTTAAAAGAAAAGCTCGATGGTTATAGAAAGGAGTTCGCTAACGATCCGGCGCGTATGGAGAATGCGATTAATATGGCCCGATCGGATGCGAATAAAGATTACGCGGATGCTCAACATGCGTACAGAATAGTCCAAGAACAGAAAAAGGCTGTAAGTGAAGCAAAGATGGCGGAACTGCAAGGTCGAATGAAATCTGACTCGCCAAATTACCCGACTACAGATGAAGTAGCGGATTTAACTAGACAGGGTATTTTGTCACCAGAGGCCGGCCGTACTGCGATTGGATTTATTGAAAGACAGACGAAGCCCGATCCGGCCTCGGCGGTGTCGGCGCGAACCCGGCGGCTTTTGTTTGAGCGCATTCATTTACCTGATGACAATGAAAAGAAACTTACTGACGATAGAGAGATAAACGATGCATATATTCGACAAGACTTGACTGAACCAGATCGAAAAGGATTAATAGCAGATTTTAAAGAGGCCAACAATGAGTCAGATAAGCACATTGCCACGCAAAAAGCTAGGTTGTTTCAATGGACAAAGATTAAAATTGCGCCCGCACTGGCTTACGGCAAAGTAGGCGAAGAATACACCGCGCCAGAGAGTGAGCAAAGATTCGCGAGATACCAGAATTTTGTGGATGAAAAGGTGCAAGAGTACAAGACGGCGCACAAGAATCCGAATGATTTGTTTATAGAAGGGAAGCCGGACTATTTAGGAAGTAAGGAGATTTTGGAGAGTAAGCAGTTTGCGCCGAATTTTGGTGAGAAGGTGACACCGGCGGCCAAGATAGGTCCGCCGAAGTTGACTGTAGAGACAGCAAAAAGTCTAGATGATTTGAAGAAACTTTATGGGGACGGGACTATAGATAAAGATAGATACTTGGAATTGGGTGTAGCTAAAGGGCTTATACACAGAAGCAGTCCTACACTTACTCCCCCGGATGCCACAAGATGAGCGATCTTTACGATCCCGCACTGCACGACGATATTTTCAAGCCGCCAGAGCCTGTCTCTGAAGAAGAAGCTCTTGCAAAGATCCTGCCGACGCCAGAACAAGCACTAAAAGAACTCGATGATATTAAATTCAAGGCGCAGGGCGCGCTCGATCCGTCAATGACGTTAGATGGCGCGTATTGGGATAAGCACTTCAGCCAAGGCGCGACTGGATGGATTCTAAATAAATTCGGTCAAGGGGCTGTTCATGGTTTTGGGCAGCAAGAGTTGGGCTTGTCTGAAAAGACTGTAAAGGAGATGCGCGATCTTGGCATTTTCAATGATTTCGAGAAGGGGCAAACAAGTGTAGTTAAAACGATAAATGAAAGTGTTATGCGCCCGCTCGCACTCGGCTTAGACGTAGGATGGCGCGGAGTTAATGCAATGCTCGGCGGCGTTGGTGCGGTTGTGCCGCCGTTCCAGGCTGCAATGGAAGCATTCCCGGCTGGACATTTTACAGGCTTTCCAGTTACGTTGCCGCCGAGGGTGGTGAATACGCTGAATGATGCAAGTGAGTTGGGATTGTTGCCTGCACAAGAAGTTGCGCGCCGCACGCCGTTTGCGCCGAGTTCTGAAGTACCTGAGCCATTTCTGCCGCCCGCACCTGAGTTAACAACTGTCCCCCGCGACGTACATGAATTAGTACGGATGAATAATCCGGATTTGTTTGGTAAGTACGATCAGTTGCATGAGCAGAAAGCGGCGCTGACGGATTGGATTGACGAAGCGGCTAAGGAACGAGATGCACCGGCGCAGGCGCGGATTGATGACATTCTCGGCAAGGTCAATGGCGTTGAAGACAGGTTGACGAAACGAGCCGCACTGCGTTTAGAGCTTGCCAGAAAAGAGCTAGACGAAATTCAGTCAGTTGATACACCTGCTATGGCGGCCGCTCGAAATGCGCGACAAGATTTGGACTTTCAATTAAGGGATATTGCACCGGATGTAAGTGAGGCTTATAGGAAGGGAAATGAGCAGATGCCGCTGCCCGCATTTGAAGAACCGGCAGCGGCCGAAGTACATCCATATAGTCAAGAAGCAGCTGAAGTAGCGCCGCTTGGCGAAGTCGCAAATACAAATGAAGCTCCGAATGTAGTTAACCTGGCGCAGCGTGGGCCGACTATTCGGATGCAAGTGGCACGGGCATTGGAAGCGGCTGGGCGGCCGCGTGCTGAAGCACAGATGGGTGCAATTTGGTGGCAGGCGTATTATGACACGCGGGCGGCCCGCCTTGATATGACGGCGCAGCAGTTATTTAACGAAGATGCGCCACGCATTGTCGGACGCGCAGGCAGTCCAGATGCGCCGGGCAAACTCACCTTCGCCAATCCACGCAACATAATCAGTTTGTTTGAAAACGCCGATGCATCTACGTTTCTGCATGAATCGGCGCACCAGTGGCTTACAGACTTGATGAAAGATGCGGAGCGGCCGCAAGCTAAAGATGATTTACGTGCAGATGTAGAAACGTTAAAGGCTTGGTTTAAGGACGCTGGTGTACGTAAAAGCCAAGAGATGTTCGCTCGCGGCATGGAACAATATTTAATGGAAGGGCATGCGCCTTCGCCGAAGTTGAGGAGAGTATTTGAAACATTCAAGGATTGGTTGACGCAAATCTATAAGACGTTTGAGGGCATTCCCGGACGCGTTAAGATCAATGATGACATCCGGGGAGTGTATGATCGACTGTTAAGTCAGCCAAGAGAAGAGCCGATTATTGCTCCTGAGCGTGTCGGCGCGGAATCGTTCGATGAATCGCACATGCGCTCGGCCAGGGAAACGCCGATTGATGAAGCGGAAGTGCGATCTTATGAAATCCGCGATGAGCGGGATCGTGTTGGTTTGCTCTTAAATGATGAGGTAAATCGTGTTAGAAGAGAGACTAGACGAGGCCCACAGAGAGTTAGAGTTTCTGAAGAACCAAAGCCTAGCGGAGAACCTGCCGGCGCAGGAGAGGGCGTTGCTGCGGCAAATGAGCCGGTCAACCCAAGCGGAAATATTTCTGTTGGAAAAAGCGAAGTCGGCCCAAGCGGGCTCATTGAAGGACAAACCGCTTTAGTTGATAAAGCTGGGAACATTCGGGTAGAGAATTTAAACACGCCAGAAGATGTTAGCAATGCAATTCGTGAAGCGGCAGCCGCGAACGGTGGATTCGTCGATGCGCGGCGAGGCGTAATCTCGGATGCACAAGTATTGAACTTGGCTGATGACTTGAATATGGACCCAAAGAAAATCAATAGGCGAAAGGTGGGTGAGACTTTTAACGCGGAAGAGATTGTAGCGGCGCGGAAGCTGCTTGGAGAAAGTGCGACGGCGGTTCGGGATGCAGCGGCGGAAGCGGTCGGGGGCGATCCCAAGAAATTGATTGAGTATGGCAAGGCTCGCGAACGGTTGCTAATGGTGCAAGGGCAGGTTAGCGGAATCACTGCTGAAGCCGGCCGGGCCTTGCGTGCCTTTCGCGATCTAGGTGATTTCGGCCAAGGCGGTTTCATTGCTCAGTTAGCTCAAAAAGGCCCGATAAATGAGTTGTTCCAGCGACAGGCCCGGACTCTAACTGAACTTCAACAAGAGGCGCAGGCTGTTAATCTGCTTGACGATCCTAAGACAATCAATAAATTTGTCCGGGATGCGAAAGCGCCACAGTGGAAGGACTACTTATTTGAACTTCTTTATAGTGCTTGGTTATCTGGCTATAAAACGCAGTTAGCTAACATCGCGGGCAACTTGACTGTAATGTTTTACAGTCCTGTGGAAACGTTAGGCGCGGCTACGTTAGGCGCAATTAAAGGAACGCATGCAGTTGAGTTCGCAGAAGCGGCGGATCGTCTTGCAGGGATCTGGCAAGGGATGCCGGAAGCATTCCTCGCGGCTGGCCGCATGTTGGCAGATGAAAGCCTAATTGAAGCAGCGGAGCACACGCAGGAAGCGCGCAGATTTAATGTAATTCCAGGCAAATTAGGAGGAGCCATTAGAATTGGTCCGCGTCTTCTAGCCTCTGAAGATGAATGGTTCAAAGCTGAAGCGTTTCGCCAGGAAATAAATGTGCAGGCGCGAGTCAAAGCAAGACTAGAAGGATTAACTGGTGATAAGTTTAATGTGCGGATGCAGCAGTTAATCGCTGATCCGACAGATGATATGATCGCGCTCGGTAAGAAACATGCAGCTTACCAAACTTTTACTAATTCGCTAGGACCGACGGGGCGGTCGATTCAAGCATTTGCTAATTCGCATGTAGTAGCGAAGTTTATTGCTCCTTTTATAAGAACGCCTGTGAATATTGCTAAGTATGCAGGGGAGCGCAGTCCGCTTGGATTTTTTATGAAAGAGGCTAGAGAGAATTTGAGTGGGCGGAATGGGCAGGCCGCAGTTGATACGCAGCAGGCGCGTATTCTTATGGGCACGACTGTTATGGGAGCGGCAGCCTACTTTGCTTGGAATGGATTGATAACGGATGGCGGGCCGATTGACAATAATCAACAGAATACGTTAAGACAAACTGGATGGCAGCCTTACGCTTCGGCTATCGGCGGCACATTCATTCCTTTCAATCGTCTTGATCCGATTTCAATTAACATTGGCTTGGCCGCGGACATGGCAATGGCGGTTAAACACGCAGTCGCTACGGACGATGAATTAGCCAAAGTAGCGGCCACGCTTGTTGTGAACGCGGGTAAGAACTTATTTCAAAAGACTTCACTTAGAGGCATTACATCGTTGGTACAAGCTATTATTGATCCGCAGCGGTATGGCGAGAGTTATATGGAGAACCTGCCGCTTCCTGTTCCGTGGTTAAATTTCTTTGCTCAAGTAGCGAGGGATATGGATCCGGAGATGCGGGAGGTTCATGGAATTGTAGAGTCTTGGCGGTCGAAGATTCTACATTGGCGCGAAGACTTATTTCCAAAGAGGGACATAGCTGGGCAGCCACTTCCGAATAGTTTCAGTGGGTGGACGCAGACTAGCCAAGATCCAGTGTGGCATGAGATGTCGCGGCTTGGAATTGGCAAGGCGCCTGTTGAAAAGAAGTTAGGTGGAGTGGAATTGACTGAGGCACAACACGACGAATACGCAAAGATGGCCGGCGAGGCGGGCAAGGCATTTGTAGATCAGTTTGTCAATTCGTCGGCTTACAACGCTGCGCCCGATGGAATTAAGAAGAAGATAATTGAACAGCTGTGGGATAAAGGTCGGGCAATCGGCCGCGATAAGATTGAGGCACAGTCGCTCCATACAGACAACGATATCAAGGCGAAGCAGGTAGAGTTGTTGAAGAAGAAGTTACAATGATTTTTAGCCTCATAAAGAAGGTGTGTCCATCGGCATAACGCCGCCGCCCGGCGCTTCTACGAACATGCCGGATTTTACCATAACTGAATAAGCGCGCTCGACTGAGTGCGGCGGAAGTCTTTGCTGCAAGAAGCCGTGAATGAATGTTTTTGGGATCGGCTTGCCGTCTTTTGCCCACTTTATTTTTAAATAATGATGACACTCGGCCATTACTTGAAACTCGCCGCCCGATGTCATTGCTTTGAAGACATCAGGCATGAATGTCTCGACTTCAGTTAGCCAAGACACGGCTGTTTGGAAGTCGCACAAGTCGATGATGATGGAGCCCCGATCCGCTGTTGCGATCATACACAATTTCAATAAATGTGCGTATCTCCGGACGTTGTAATGTTGCAGTCTTGGGTGACTTAGTGGCTCATTAACATCGAGGTCGCCGCTTTCGGCCCAATACGTCAGAGCATTTACAGCTGTTTCCGTCCACGACATGCGTGTAAACATCTTGCCGATTATTAAAATGTCGTTGATGAGTGCGTCGCGTAGTTGCGCGTTCTCTGCTTTAGCCGTTGCAGACAGATCCACCTTTCGCGTCTTCACTTCGTCAGAGAAGACGATAATGACGCGGGCCATAAAGCCTTGGTCCCACGCGCCGATTGGTAGCATGCTGTTAAGAAAACTTGGGGTGGTTC